TCAACTCCAATGTGGTTAGTACAAACGACTTGACAGTGAACTATGCCAACAACGCAATTAACAGCGCCGCAGCCAATGGTGGTGGTATCGAAGTTGGTCCAATTGGTGGTGCGTTTATTACTTGGCTTTATAACAGTACAAGCAACGTTTGGGTAAGCAGTCTTGGTATTAGTGCTGTTGGCAATATCACTGGTGGTAATGTATTAGGCGGAGCAAACGTTAATGCCACAACTCACACAGGTACCACAGTTTCTGTAACTGGCAACGTTGATGCTGGTAACTTGAGAACAGGTGGATTGATCTCTGCTACCGGTGCAATCACAGGTGCTGCAATTACAGGATCTAGTTTGACTGTGTCAACTGGCACAATCACTGGCGGCAATATTGTAAACGCTAACGGTAACGGTATTGGTAATATTGGTAGCTCAAGTGTGTATTTTAATACAGTATTTGCCAAAGCCACATCAGCACAATACGCTGACTTGGCAGAAAACTATCGAGCAGATGCCGCATACGAACCAGGTACTGTACTAGAATTTGGAGGCGACGAGGAAGTTACTATAAGTACCACAGATTCCAGCAAACGAGTTGCTGGAGTGGTATCAACTAATCCAGCGTATTTGATGAATGCAGGACTCGGCGGCACACACATTGCTGCTGTGGCCCTGACTGGTCGAGTACCTGTAAAAGTTGCGGGGCCAGTCGCCAAAGGAGATTTAATGGTATCAAATGGAAATGGACGAGCAAGAGCATGCATGGATGCAGTTCCGGTTGTGGGTACCATACTTGGTAAATCATTGGAAAACTTTACAGGCGGCGAGGGCACAATTGAAGTCGTGATCGGCAAACAATAAGGATGCTAAATGAGCTTTCCTACATCGCCGATTAACGGGCAGATAGCAGTTGTAAACAACATAGCATATGAGTATGCAACTGCTAATTCTTCCTGGACTCGTGTCCTTAGCATTGCCAACATAATCCAGGCCAATGTAATATCTGCCAACGTGCTAAACGTTGTGCAGGCATTCAGCATCACTGGTAATATTGCAACTGCCAACTACTTCATTGGTAATGGCGCATTCTTAACTGGCCTGGCAGCTACATATTCAAATGCCAATGTGGCCAACTATCTACCTACCTACACTGGCAATTTGGTCAGCCTAACTGGCCCAGTCACAACCACCGCCAACGTAACTGCCAACAATGTTTTGTTTGGCTCTGGCGTAGTATCAGGAACCGGCACAGTATACGCTGCCACTGTCAGCACCACTGGCAATGTCAATAGTGGTTTCCTCAGTACAGGCCCAGCGTCAGTAGGCAATTTAATTTCAGGTGGGTTTGTTAGTGCAACTGGTAATATAACTGGCGGCAATTTGCTAACTGCTGGATTGATATCTGCAACTGCCAATGTCACCGGTGGCAACATTTTGACTGCTGGATTGATATCTGCAACTGGTAACATCACTGGTGGTAATGTATTAGGTGGTGCTAATGTCAATGCAACTACACATACAGGGACTACAGTTTCGGTAAGTGCAAATATCACTGGTGGCAATTTACTAACTGGTGGATTGATCTCTGCAACAGGCAATATTACCGGTGGTAATGTATTAGGTGGTGCTAATGTCAATGCAACTACACATACAGGGACTACAGTTTCGGTAAGTGCAAATATCACTGGTGGCAATTTACTAACTGCTGGATTGATTAGTGCAACTGGCAACATTACAGGTGGCAACATTTTAGGTGGAGCCAACGTCAATGCCACAACACACACAGGGACTACAGTTTCGGTAAGTGCAAATATCACTGGCGGTAATTTACTAACTGGTGGATTGATATCAGCAACTGGTAACATCACAGGTGGTAACATATTAGGTGGTGCCAATGTCAACGCAACCACTCACACAGGAACCACAGTATCAGTAAGTGCAAATGTAACTGGTGGCAATTTACTAACTGGTGGATTGATATCTGCTACTGCTAATATTGCTGGCGGAAATATCTTAACTGGTGGATTGATATCTGCTACTGCTAATATTGCTGGCGGAAATATCTTAACTGGTGGATTGATTAGTGCAACTGGCAACATTACAGGTGGCAACATTTTGGGTGGAGCCAACGTCAATGCCACAACTCATACAGGAACTACAGTATCAGTAAGTGCAAATGTAACTGGTGGCAATTTGTTAACTGGTGGATTGATATCTGCAACTGCCAATGTCACCGGTGGTAATTTACGCACTGCTGGTATTGTTAGTGCTACTGGCAACGTAACTGGTGGCAATTTGTTAACTGGTGGATTGATATCTGCCGCAGGCAATATCACAGGTGGTAATTTACGCACTGCTGGTGTTGTTAGTGCTACTGGCAACGTAACTGGAGGTAACGTTAATGCTGGTAACATTACAATTGCTGGTGACTTGATCAGCAGCTTAGGTGAAACACTAACAATTGACCCAGCAACAGTTGGAAATGCTGGCTTGGTTGTTATCAATGGCAATTTACAAGTTAACGGTACAACCACCACCATTAACTCCAACGTGGTCAGCACAAACGACTTGACAGTCAACTATGCCAACAACGCAATTAATGCTAGTGCAGCAAATGGAGGTGGTATTGAAGTTGGACCAATTGGTAGCCCGTATATCACTTGGTTGTATAACAGCACCGCGAACGTTTGGACATCAAGCGATGGCATTAGTGCAGTTGGTAACGTCACTAGTGGTAATTTACTAACTGGTGGCGTGATTAGTGCAAGTGGTAACGTAACTGGTGGTAATATCTTAACTGGTGGATTGATATCAGCCACAGGCAACATCACAGGTGGCAACTTGTCAGGTACCAATATTGTTGGTACACTGACCACAGCAAGCCAAACAAATATTACCGCAGTTGGTACATTGGGCAGTTTGACAGTTACAGGCAATGCAACAGGTGGCAATATCTTAACTGGTGGATTGATATCGGCTGCTGGTAACGTTACTGGTGGTAACTTACGAACTGCTGGATTGATTAGTGCAACCGGTAACATACAAGGTGGTAACTTACGAACTGCTGGATTGATTTCAGCCACTGGTGCCATAACAGGCGCTGCAATTACTGGTTCAAGTTTGACAGTGAGCACCGGTAATATCACAGGTGGCAATTTGATATTGTCAGGTGCCATTGTTGATACAACTCAACTGGACCTTCAAACATCTGCAGCCAATGCCAATATTGTGCTAACGCCTAACGGCACAGGCAATGTCAACACCGGTGCTAATTTGAGTGTGACTGGCAACGTACAAAGCGGCAACTTACAAACTGCTGGTTTGATTTCAGCCACTGGCGCTATAACAGGCGCTGCAATTACTGGTTCAAGTTTGACAGTGAGCACCGGTAATATCACAGGTGGCAATTTGATATTGTCAGGTGCCATTATTGATTCAGCCCAACTGGACATTCAAACATCTGCAGCCAATGCTAATATTGTGTTTACACCAAATGGCACGGGTAACGTTAACACTGGTGCCAATTTGAGTGTTACTGGTAATATCACAGGTGGCAATATTTTAGGTGGTGCAAACGTCAATGCCACCACTCACACCGGTACCACTGTATCAGTCACAGCAAACATAACTGGCGGCAATTTGCTAACTGGTGGATTAATTTCAGCAACTGCCAACATACAAGGTGGTAACTTACGAACTGCTGGATTGATTAGTGCAACCGGTAACATACAAGGTGGTAACTTACGAACTGCTGGATTGATAAGTGCAACTGGCAACATCACAGGTGGCAATTTAACAACTGCTGGGGTGTTACTAGTCAACACTGGTAATACTGCTCAAGCCATTACCAATGGCGCAGCCAACGGTGTTGGTAACATTGGTACAAGTGCTAACAGTTTCAACGTTATATTTGCTAAGGCCACATCAGCACAATATGCTGACTTGGCAGAGATGTATGTGGCTGATGCTGACTACTTGCCGGGCACTGTGCTGGAATTTGGTGGCAATCACGAAGTTACTATCAGCAACACCGCAGCCAGCGCATTAATAGCAGGTGTGGTCAGTACCAACCCTGCACACTTGATGAACAGCACAGCACAAGGCAAACACTTGGCAGCAATTGCTCTAGTTGGTCGAGTGCCCACTCTAGTAGTTGGGCCAGTAACTAAGGGCGCAATGATGGTGTCAGCAGGCAATGGTCATGCACAGGCTTGTGTGACACCGGCCATGGGCACTGTAATTGGCAAAGCAGTTGAAGACTTTGTTGGCGTATCTGGTACAATTGAAATTGCAGTTGGCAGATTATAAACTGGCCAACTCCACTCGTTCCACGGCAGCCAATTTTTGTTGAACACTGTCAATGTTCAGTGTGCTCCACAATCCAGGATGCATGGGCTTGGGCCATGTGCCCACAGCAATCCACGCATAGCCAATGTGCTCGTCGTTTAGTACAGGTTGAAACTCTTGATCCAGCACACAAACCCAAGTGTGATATTCAAACACACCATCTGCTGATGTGAATTTTTCTAGTGGCATAAGTCGCCGATAGTCTGGAAAACTGCCTAATTCTTCCTGGCACTCACGTTCCATACCACCCAACAGTGTTTCACCTGCTTCTACTTTGCCACCAGGCAAGCCCCATGCTCCGGGGTGCTTGACGTCGTTTCTCAAGAGATATAGATAGCGGCCAGTGTCACGGGCCAAGAACCAAACGCCTACAGCCTTTACAGTACTAGGCTCCATGTGCCTGCTGGGTATTCGCCCTGATAACTTTTGGTCCATTCTGCTCCAGTCCATTCATATTGTGTACCAGTAGTTATGTTGGTCACATACTGCACCGCAGTTTCTCCTTCACTCACAAATGACACACGCCAGCGTGCGCCATCCCATTCAATGATGTCATTGGCTGACGCCACCAACGGCTGTCCAGCTGTGCCTGCCCAGGCAGCAGGATTGGCCACGTTGTCATAGTTACCGGTGCTTTCAGTCAACAAGTAGCGCACACCTGTTACAGGTGACGGCAATCCGTCTCCAGGTCCGCTGATTAAGGGATCAATAATAGCGTCAATTGGGTTTAGCGTATTTTGTGGTGCTGTGTCTGCGTCGGGAGTGAAGATGACCAGTCTATCATCATCAGGGTTGATCACAATGGTGCCAATGATAGGTGGACTACCACTGTCTGGTGGCGATTCAACAGGACGATTCAATCTAATCTGACTGATGCCCGGACGCAACACGCCGTATGCCGAAATCACAGCAGGCCACAGCAGTGGCGAGTTGGCCACAATAGCAGTAGGATCTAGGTCAGTATAAGCACCATTGGGCACAACAGTAGGTGCTGGTAACACTTGAATTTGATTGTTGATCACAACTAGTTTGTAACCCCATGGTGTGAACATAGGACGAGTTCCCAGCAACAGGTCGTTGTTGGTAATGGCATCTGCTGCATCACCTTGTGCGTCAAAGATGCCGGCAATGATACGTTCTACCACACCCAGTTTCTTGATCTTGGCTGGAGATGAAATCCATATGGGCATGGAGAATTTGATGCTGGCAATGTCAATGGGGTTTTCTGTGCCCATTGGGATGGTTCGTGAACTCCAGCTCAGCGAATCCAAATACATCACACTCAAACTGGACCAGTCAATGTAGTTGTCTGTGCTTTGCAGTTCTAGCGAAGGATTGAATAGTGTTAAAATTTGTTCAAGTAGTTGCAGTTTCTGATTGGTGTTTGATGTCCAGATATCCAGTGTAACACTCAGCTTGTACGGCACAGGCATCAGTCGTTCAATGGTAAATGCATTGCCCTGTGTGGTGTCATACGTTTCTGTTTCGGTATCATAGGTGCGTTGGCGTACTGAGAATCTGTCCACAAAGGTGGGATCTTGTATTCTTGGTCTATCGTATTCAAGATTGTTGATGTAGAAAGTCATCAGTGGAGTTGATGGCAAGGCACTGGCAGAGTTTTCTTGAATGATAGTTTGTGCATTGCGACTGGAGTCGCCATACCGCACAGGCACACGTAACAAGGTGGCCTTGTTTACGCCATCAGTTTCGTTGCCGTACTCAATTTGGAATCCTGAAAAGATTCTGGTAAATTGCAGTAGGAACCTGCGTATTTGAGCGTCATAAAAAAAACTTTGAATTTTAATTCTCCTTGGCGGCAAGTTTTTTTCTTGCTTCGCGTTCTTTAGCAATCAAGGATAGTTTGGCTTTGGCCTCAGCAGTCCATTTCTTGCTAGGTTTACCTTTTTTAGGATGTGATTTGCCTAACATTGGACCTCCATCTTTGCGTGTCCAGCCGCCGTCATTGCCTTGAGCTCTGCGACGAGCATGGGCCTGAAGTTGCGACTGTTTCATTTTTTCAATGCTTTCTTTGGCATGAAATTTATTCCCGCCTGCATTTCTAATATTGTAGCATTCAACTGTTTGTTGATAATGTTTCAACCATTGTTCTTCTTTGACATTCAGTTCATCAATGGTAGTAGCACTATCAATTACTTCCCAAACAAAATTTTCAATACCATATAATCTCATGCTGTTACATAAGTGGCTGTCCTTGCCTTTATTTGCATCAGCGCAGTGTTGATACCATCTCATTTTAGCATTTTTTTGCACAGTCTGACCTATATAAATTTTGTTATTCAAAGTGTTGGTAATTTTATAGATGTTCATACATCTATTTATAACAAATGGTAGAAAAATTGTTGCATGTTTATCTTGAATAAGGTGGTGGTGGGTTGGGTGGCAAGAAGCCGCCTTGATCACCATTGTCTGCTTTGGGTTTTAGTGCTTGACTCAAACTCTGACGCTGTGGCACAGCCCCCAAGTCCGTGGTATTGGTAGTGTATGTATTGTTCACAAAGCCCGAGCGTTGTGTTTGATTGGTTGCGGCATTGTCTAGTTGTGTTCGCACTTTTTCCTCTATCTTGATCCATGTTCGTCCGTTGTAGCGGAACAGTCTGTTGGGTTTGTAGTCTAATCTCAAACAGTAATCGCCACTCACTGCATTTGGAGGAAAGCTCACACCTGGAGTAACAGGCAAGCCGTTAGGAGCAAAGCCATCACCAGTGAGATATCCTGCTGTGTAGCCATCCGCTCGCGGAGTAATGTTCATGCCGCCTTGTGTGCCGTCAACTGTGGTACCATCTATTGTGCTCAAACTGGTCGGGTT